GGCTTTACCAATATGTCGCCAAGATCGAACCCGCCAATCAAAGATAGAGTCTCGGCTGTTAATGCTCTTCTCAAGAACGGCAAAGGGGAAGTCCGTCTGGCGATTAGCCCCTGTTGCAGAACCTTAATAGAATGTTTTGAGCTACAGGCTTACGATGAGAGGACAGGAGAACCCGATAAACAGAATGGCTATGATCACATTCTTGATTGTATTGGCTATCTAATCTGGCGTGAATTTAATCCATTATATTTCCGTTCTGGTAAAGGTACTGGAATTAGGCTTTATTAGTATTATTCTTTAAACTATAGTTAGTAGTATTAATGGACTCTTAAAATGTACTCAGGTTATAACCATTACAACAGGCAGAGATCGGCAGTTGGAACGACAATAATAGATCCTAATAACGCATGGTTTGCACAAGAACCTCACTGGCCTTTAATAGAAGATTTGATTGGTGGTACATATCAGATGAGAAGCCGTCATAGAAAATATTTACCTCAAGAGCCTAGAGAGTTAGATGAGTCTTTTGACAATCGCTTGGCTAGAAGCGTCTGCCCTCCCTATTTCATCAGATTGGAGAAGTTATTAGCTGGTATGTTGGTGCGTAAACCTGTGAGGTTGAACGACACAAGTGATGATATAAGACTGCATATGTTTGATGTTGATTTAGAGGGTAATGATCTAAATGTATGGACATATGAAACTGCAAGAAAAATGATTCGTTATGGTCATGTCGGAGTTCTTGTAGATGCACCTGCTGCTGGACAATCTGGCAGACCTTACTGGATTACCTACACACCTCGCCAAATTTTGGGATGGAGAACAGAGATGTCAGAGGGTAAGTTAAAACTTACGCAGCTTAGATTATTAGAAAAGGTATTTGAATCAGAAGGATTGTATGGAGAAAAGATTGTAGAGCAGGTCAGACTGTTAACCCCTGGTGCTTATGAAATACACCGCAAGGGTAAAAACAATGAATATGTAAAGTTTGATGAAGGAACAATGAGCTTACCTGAGATACCTTTTGCTGTTGCCTATGCAAACAAGATTAATTTTCTGGAGTCAAGGCCACCGATGGCTGATATTGCAGAATTAAATCTCAAGTCGTATCAATTACAATCAGACCTATCAAACCAGTTACATATATCAAGTGTGCCGATGCTGGCATTTTTTGGCTTTCCACAGAATAGTGAAGAGGTAAGTGCTGGCCCAGGTGAAGCGATTGCATTTCCAGCAGAAGGCAGAGCCGAATACATTGAGCCTAATGGTAATAGTTTCAATGCACAGTTTGAACAAATTGATCGTGTAGAAAAACAAATTAACGAGTTAGGTTTGGCTAGTATTCTTGGACAGAAATTAAGTGCAGAAACAGCAGAATCAAAGAGAATAGATAGAAGTCAAGGTGATAGCACGATGATGGTCATTGCACAGCAGATGCAAGATATGATTGATAACTGCTTACAGTTTCATGGGCAATATCTTAGTAGTGATGCTGGAAGTTGTTTTGTTAATAGAGATTTTGTTGCACAAAGATTAGAACCACAAGAGATTCAAGCACTGTTACAGCTTTATACAGCAGGTACGATCACACAGGAAACATTACTTACAAAATTACATGAAGGTGAAATATTACCTGATGAATTTGATGTCGAAGAAGAGATAGAAGCAACAGAATCTGGTGGTTTACGAGAGATGTCAGAACCTATCGAAGAGGCAGAAGAATCTATGCCCGAACAGTCAGCAGAACTAGAAGATGAATAATGTCGATACCTGAAAAGTTTTATCGCAACCAAATCGACCTCAATAGATATGAAAATGATTTGGCAGCAAGGTTGATTGATACCTATAACAAAATAATGATAGATGCTGCACAGCGTTTACAAAAAATACCAATAGGGCCAGGTTTAGATAAAACAAGAGCAATTAGATTAAAAAGCATTTTAAAACAGGTAAAGACAGACTTAGATAGATGGAGAAACAGCAGCCTCGGCATTATGGTAAAAGAACTAAAAGATGTTGCTGATATACAAAAAGATTTTATTGAGGGGTTACTTGAAGATATTGCACCACCTGAGTTGGCTGGTCAGATCAATGCTTTACAGATAGACCCTGACTTTGTAGATAGGTTAATACGATTTGACCCTACCAAAAGTAATCAGATTGGTTTACCAAAAGGTAAGGTTTTTGATGTTTTTAAAGATACGACAAGTATGCAAGCAGTCCAGAGCAGATTTGCTTTGACGGCTGGTGTAGGAAAAGAAATAGTATTACCTAATGGTGATGTGGTGGCAAAAGCATTTCGTGGTCTTACAGAAAGAACAGCCGATAGATTTGCTCACACTGTAAGACAAGGACTATTGGAGGGTAGAAGTTTACAGAGAATACAAAGGGAATTGATCGGAACATTAGATTTCAACCCAAGATCAAAAGGTGGTGTTGTTACTTCTTTGAGTAACGCCCAGACAAAAACACTTGTCAAAACAACAGTAAACCAGTTAAGCACTGAGATTAGTAGAAAGAGTTACCAAATAAATCCAAAAATTGTAAGAAGGTGGGAATATTCTGCGGTGCATGACCAAAAAACATCTGCAATCTGTAGAGCATTAGACGGCAAAAGATATAAAGTTGGTGAAGGCCCATACCCACCACAGCATTTTAATTGCAGGTCTGTTGACATACCGATACCGATTGGACCTATTACTGGCAAAGAATTTGTACCCGATGGCGAAACTTATGGTCAATGGTTTGATAAGAAAGTAGCAGACCTTAATAAGAAGGGAGATGACAAGGGTACTGCTTATGGACAGAAAGTATTAGGAAAGCAGGGGTTTAGTATGTACAAAAGGTTGAGAAATAAATATAATTCACCGACTGAGGCGATGCGTAAGTTTATCAAGAACGATGGATCAAGAAGAACAATAGATCAGTTAATGGCTATATACAAGAAAAAATAGTAAGATAAATTTAGTTGCTTTTATTAATTATGCCTGGACATTATGGCTCAATGAAACCCAAAGGTAAGAAGAAAAAGAAAAAGGGTGGCAAGAAATAATGGCAAAAACATTAGCAGAAAGGTTGTCTGAAGCAAAGAAGGCAGCAAAAGTTACAAAACCAAAGAAAAATGCCAAAGCAGAGAAAAGTACCAAAGGATAAAAAAACTGGTGTACCGAAGAAATATCTCAGTGGTGCAAAAAACAGAAGTGCAAAAGCTGCTGAGATAAAAAGAACTGCTGAAGCGTACAGAAAAGGAGAGTATATTGATATAAAAGCTATACAAAAATCAAGGGTTGCTCAAGATGGCAGAAAAACCAAAAAGAAAACCTCTAAGCGAGGCCGTAAAAAAAAGTCTTAAGAAAAAGGCTGAAGGAACTAAGTTTACTTATGGACAGTTAGCGGCTGTTTATAGAAGAGGTCAGGGTGCATATCTAAGCAGTGGATCAAGAAATGTAACTATGGGTGCATGGGCTATGGGTCGTGTAAATAGTTTTGTAAGTGGTAAAGGTGGAGCAAGAACGGCTGATGCTGACTTATTAAGAAAGAAAAAGAAATGAGTATAAAAAGAGGAGGTCATACATTTGAAGGGGTTGATAAACCTATAAGAACCCCAGGCCATTCAAGTGGTAAGTCTCATGCGGTTGTAATAAAACAGGGCGATGGCTATAAATTAATTCGTTTTGGTATGCAGGGAGCAAAAACCAAACCACCAAGAAAAGGAGAATCAGAAGCAGACAAAGCAAAACGCAAAAGTTTTAAGGCAAGACACGCAAAAAACATTGCTAAAGGAAAAACAAGTGCTGCATATTGGGCAAATCGTGTAAAATGGTGATATAACTTAACTAAGGCTACGCTTTATTACATGGCAGACGAAAAAGAAACAGTGGCTACGCCACCAACACCAGCACCTAATGCTGAAGTTGAAGCATTGAAAGAATCAATTAAAAAATTAGAGGCTAAAAATTACGAACTGATTGGTAAACTGCAAAACCAAAAGAAAGCAGTACCTGATGATTATGACAACCTTCTTGCTTACAAACAAAAGCATGAGCAAGAGGCTTTAGAAAAAGAAGGTAAATATACAGAAGCAAAACAGGCAATGGAACAGCAGTATCGTGATAGATCGGCTGAAGATAAAAAACGCATTGAAGAACTGGAGTCAAGAAACAGAGAACTTGAATTGATTGCACCAGCAATGCAAGCATTATCTGAAGTCACCCATGATCCAGAACTTGTTTTAAATAACTTTGTACCAAAAGAACAGATACAGATTAAAGAAGGCAGACCAGTTGTAATTGATGGTTATGAACAACTACCTGTGGCAGATTATGTTAAAAATAAATTAGAAAAAGAAAAGCCTTATTTGTTAAAAAAAGCACCTGCCGTTGGTGGTGGAGCGCCCATTTCAAGGCCATCTGGAGGGGGTGAAGTTACCGAAGAAATGATTAAGCCATTTCTAAAAAATTCAGAAAATCTTACTGAACAGTCAAGAATCTTTAAGGTTTATGGTGTAGATACATGGAAAAAGTTGCGAGAAATTGCAAAAACTCGCTAGAATATTAATTAAATTCTGTTACGCAGAATAAATATTTAGGGTTACGCCCACACCGTTTAAATTTATTTTAACAACACATGGCTGTTTTAAGGAGTGACATCATCATTCCAGAAGTATTTACGCCTTATGTTATAGAGCAAACAACCGCCAGAGATGCGTTTCTCGCAAGCGGTGTGGTAGCACCTATGGCAGAGCTAAATGCAACTGAGGGTGGTGATTTCGTAAACGTACCATTTTTCTCTGCAAACCTAAGTGGAGACTTTGAGGTACTTTCAGATTCAAGTTCATTAACACCAGGTAAGATTTCTACTGATAAACAGGTAGGAGTTATCTTACATCGTGGTCGTGCTTTTGAATCTAGAGATTTAGCTGCACTAGCTGCTGGTTCTGACCCTATGGCTGCAATAGGACAAAAGATCGGAGCATATATTGCAAACCAAAGACAGAAAGATTTACTAGCTTGTCTTGATGGAGTATTTGGTTCTATCAATGCAAACTCAAACAGTTCAGCTTTCTTTGATCTTTGTATTGATTCAGAATCTGGTGACACACCTACAACATTGAGTCCTAGACACGTTGCAAAAGCAAAATCAATCCTTGGCGATCAAGGTGACAAGCTTACAGCAGTTTGTATGCACAGCAAAGTTTACTATGATCTCGTTGAGAGAAAAATGGTTGACTATGTTCTTGCATCTGACGGCAATGGCGGTTCTGCTACTGCATCAGGTGGTACTATCGCACCTGCATATGGTGGAGATAATACTGTTCCTACATACTGCGGACTTTCAGTAATTGTTTCAGATGACGTTTCTACTACAGGTAGCGGATCATCAACTGAGTACAGTACTTATTTCTTTACAACAGGTGCAGTCGCTAGTGGAGAGCAAGCTGGTCTAACAACTGAGACAGATAGAGACATTCTAGCTAAATCAGATGCTATGGCTATTGACCTTCATTACACATATCATCCTGTTGGTTCAAAATGGGCTGTTACTACAACAAATCCAAACAGAACACAACTAGCAACAGTAGGCAACTGGTCGAAAGTCTACGAGACAAAGAACATTGGTATCGTTAGAGCTACTAACGTATCTACTCAAGACTAGAGGTAAATTATCATGCCATCTTTATTTGAGGTTAGTGCTGGTAAGTTAACTGGACCAACAACTGGTGGAACAGTAACACAGGCAACTAATAAATCCACAGGTGTAACTCTTAATACAGAGTCAGGACAAATCACCATGAACAACGCAGCTTTAGCTGCTGCTGCTGAAGTGACATTCACAGTAACAAACGACAAGATCGCTGCTACTGATTGTGTTGTTGTAAATCATGGTTCTGGCGGTACTGCTGGTTCTTATCTTGTAGGTGTATCCACAATCGCTGCTGGATCATTCAAGGTAACAGTAACCAATGCGTCTGCTGGTTCTTTAAGTGAAGCTATTGTCATCAACTTTGTTGCATTGAAAGGTGCTTCCAGTTAATGGGAATATTCGCTTTTAGACGAATGAGAGAACAAGAGGCTGCCACTGCGGTAGCCCCTGTTCTTTTAACACCAAAGAAAAAACCAAAACGCAAGCCAAAATCTAATGGCAATAACAATTCACACAACAGTCGGAAGCAGCATAGCAAATAGCTATATCAGCCTTCAAGAAGCCCAAGATATTATTGATGGGTTGATTGAGGATGATGATGTAGTCGCATGGGCTAGTTCTACAACCGACCAAAAAAATAGAGCATTATTTACATCTACACAAAGAATAGATCGAGAAAGATTTTTGGGGGCTAGGGTTACTGATACACAAGCATTACAATGGCCGAGAACTGGTGTTAGAAAACCTGATACATATATAAATACTTATTCTGTTGGTTTCCCTTTTCGTATTACCACAGATTATTACACCGATACTGAGATTCCAGATCAGGTAAAAAAAGCAGAGGCTGTACTAGCGGTATATCTTAACAACAACAAATCAGGATTAGGTTTATCTGGTCTAGAAGATTTTAAAAGAGTAAAAGTAGGTACACTAGAAGCAGAGCCAAACTTTTTTGGTTCTGTTGGTGCTGATAGAGTACCACCACTATTTGAACGCTATTTTACTGGCTTACGAATAAGTGGACCAGGAAACGTAGCAATCAAAAGGAGTTAAAATGACTTACTACCCAGCAGCAAAAATTATTAATGACACAGCAGCACATACTGGTCGTTTTGGCTGCATAAAAGCATTACAAGATTCAGTTATCAATACTCTTGTAGCTGAAAACATAACAGGAGATTTAACTGGTTTGCAGTTTAAATCCAACACTGCTATCGAGGGAGTTATCACCAGCGTAAAACTTGATAGTGGTACTGTTATTGCTTATCTGATCTGATGCCAAGTATAGGAAACGCACTGAAAAAAGCAGTTCCAGGGATATTAAAGGCCACTGGCAGCGATGTAGTAATAAGATTTGTAACAGTCGGAAGTTACAACACATCTACTGGTGCGGTTTCTGAAAGCAATACAGATGTCACTGTAAAGGCTTTAGTTGATGATGTTTCTAGGTCAGAGGTAAATGATCTTATAAACCAACAGGATAAACGTGTATTATTTGCTGCTAAAGATGTCACCTCAACACCAACAACAAAAGATAAGGTCTTGATAAGTAATGTCGTTCATCAAATAATACAGGTAGATTCAGAAGAGGCTTCTGGAGTGGCAGTTACTTTTACATTATTTGTGAGGTCATAATGGCTGTAAAAAAATTAAGACTAGATGGAATTGGCAACTATGCTGAAGATGTTATAGAAGAAGTTGTAGATTTTGGAGCAGCAAATCTTCTTGGCAAGTTAAAGGGTCAAAATGTACCGATTAGAGAAGGTACTATGAGAAATAGATGGAAAATTAGAAAAGTATCGAATTTAGAGTCTGACCTTATAAACAATTTAGAATATGCAGAACCAGTAACTTTTGGAACAAACCTACCACCTACTTGGAAAAATGGTTATCAACTAACAACGGCAGAAGGCAAAGAGATTCCAAAAGATTGGGCCACAAGATTTATTGAACAAACTGAAAGAAATATGTTGAAGGAGCTTAGATCATTATGAATACAATTAACGAGATAAGAACTGCAATAGAAGCAAGACTTGCAACTGAAATGGCAAATGCACCAGTATATACTGTTGCTTTTCAAAACGTACCTTTTACACCACCAAATAACACAAGTTGGGTTCAGTCATCAATTACATTTGGTGCTCATGAATCTGCAACATTACAAGCACCGACAAGTGGATATAACAAACATAATGGTGAATTGATAGTAAATGTATTCACACCTCAAGGTGCTGGTTCAGGTGCTAATTATACGATTGCAGAACGTATAAAAGATTTATTTCATAGACAAACTGTCAGTCAGATTATTTTTGGTGATACAGTAGGACCAAGCCAAGT